ATGAAGATGCCCTTTCATCTGCCGGGGCGGCGTCCGGCGGACGCCGTTGTCGTGTCCGAGAAAAAGGCAGCGCCCGTGACGCTTTCGGCGCTTTCGGTGAGCGGGGAGGCGCGGTGGACGGGACGGTCCTACGCCGCGCTGTCACGCGAGGGGTTCATGAAGAACCCGGTCGCGCACCGTGCGGTGCGGCTGATTGCCGAGGCTTCGGCTTCGATGCCCTGGCAATTATTCGACGAGGGAGCGCTGGTCTCCGACCATCCGCTGCTTTCGCTTTTGAAGCGGCCGAACGGGCGGATGAGCGGATCGGATTTCTTCGAGGCGCTGTTCGGGCATCTGCTGCTTTCCGGCAATGCCTATGTCGAGCCGATTGTTGTCGGCGAAACGCTCCGGGAACTGCATCTGTTGCGGCCCGACCGGGTGCGGATCATCGAGGGGCGGGACGGGTGGCCGGAAGCCTATGAATACCGGATCGGCGCGCATGCAAGCCGGTATTCGGCCGAAGGCGATGGGCTGACGGTGCTGCATATGCGGCTGTTCCATCCGCTTGACGATCATTCGGGGCTTTCGCCTTTGGCGGCGGCGCAGATGGCGCTTGACCTGCACAATGCCTCGTCCGTCTGGAACAAGGCGCTGCTCGACAATTCGGCGCGGCCTTCCGGCGCGCTGGTCTATCAGCCGAAGGATGGCGGGAACCTGACGGAGGAGCAGTATGAGCGGCTGAAGCAGGAGCTGGAGGAAGGCTATGCCGGGCCGATGCGCGCAGGACGGCCGCTGCTGCTTGAGGGCGGGCTTGACTGGAAGGCGATGGGGCTGACGCCGCGCGATATGGACTTTACAGAGGCGCGCAACGGCGCGGCGCGCGATATCGCACTGGCGATCGGGGTGCCGCCGATGATGCTCGGCATTCCCGGCGACAACACCTATTCCAACTATCAGGAGGCGAACCGGGCTTTCTACCGGCTGACGGTTCTGCCGTTGATTGCCCGCACCGCCGCAGCGCTGACGACCTGGCTTGCCCCGGTTTACGGCGCGGCACTGACGCTTGAGGTCGACCTCGATCAGGTATCCGCCCTTTCGGCGGAGCGCGATGCGCTCTGGGCCCGGGTGTCCGGCGCAGATTTTCTTTCCGACGAGGAGAAGCGCGAAGCCGTCGGTTATTAGCGCCACCCGGCGCCTCTTTCAAAGGAGTGGATATGGGCGAGAACACCATGCTGGCCGACGAATTGAAATATGCCGACCTGTCGCTGACGGACCTTGCGGGCGATGGTTCGTTTTCGGGCTATGCGAGCCTGTTCGGCGAGATCGATCTCGGCAAGGACATGATCGAGCGCGGGGCGTTTTCGCGCTCGCTGCAGAAGCGCGGCGCGGGCGGTGTGCGGATGCTGTTCCAGCACGATCCATGCGAGCCGATCGGGGCGTGGACCAAGATCCGCGAGGACGGGCGCGGGCTTTATGTCGAGGGCGTGCTTTCGGCGGACGTGGCCCGTGCCCGCGAGGTGCACGCCTTGATGAAGGCGGGCGGGCTCGACGGACTTTCAATCGGTTTCCAGACGGTTCGGGCGAGGACGGACGCCAAATCCGGGGTCCGCAGGGTGCTGGAGGCCGACCTATGGGAGATATCGATCGTCACCTTTCCGATGCTGCCGTCCGCGCGGATCGCCAATGTGAAACAGGCGGGCGATATCTTTCCGACAATCAGAGAATTCGAGCGATGGCTGACGCGGGATGCCGGCCTCTCCCGAAAGGCGGCGCGCCGGCTTCTGGCCGGCGGCTATGATGCGCTTGTTGGCAGGCAGGACGCTGCCAGCGGCGCAGACGGGGCGGATGACGACCGGCTTCTGGGTCTGCTGCGGCAGGCAAGCCGGATGATGGCGCCCTGACACCTACCATCGGGGGCCGGATGCCACAGGCATAGCGGCCCTGTTCCAACGACAATTGCGAGAGGACACGATTGTGACCACGTCTCAGATGAAGGTTGCGCCCGAGATCAAGAGCGCGCCGATCAACCAGGCTTTCGAAGACTTCATGTCGAGCTTCGAGGCCTTCAAGGAAACCAATGACCGCCGGCTCGGCGAAATCGAGAGCAAGATGGGCGAGGACACGGTAACCCGCGACAAGGTCGAGCGCATCAACCGCGCCATGGACGCCCAGTCGCGGCTGATCGACGAGATGCAGTTGAAGAAGGCGCGGCCTTCGCTTGGCCGTTCGAACAGCCTGGCGGCGAGCGAGCACAAGGCGGCTTTCGAGAACTATATTCGCCGCGGCGACGAGCATGGGCTTCGCGCCCTTGAAGCCAAGGCGATCTCGACGACCGAGAGCGACGGCGGCTATCTGGTGCCTGATGAAACCGACACCGAAATCGGCCGGCGGCTGACGGCGGTTTCGCCGATCCGTCAACTGGCGACGGTTCGCCAGGTTTCGGGGGCGGTGCTGAAGAAACCGTTCATCGCCTCCGGCTTTACCGCCGGATGGGTGGGCGAGATTGCCGATCGCGACCAGACAGCGACGCCGGATATTTCCGAACTCTCCTTCCCGACAATGGAGCTTTACGCGATGCCGGCGGCGAGCGCTTCGCTGCTGGACGATGCGGCGGTCGATGTCGAAAGCTGGATCGCCAGTGAAATCGACATCGCGTTTGCCGAGCAGGAAAGCGCTGCCTTCATCAACGGCAGCACATCGACGATGCCGAAGGGTTTTCTGAGCTACACCAATGTGGCCGAAAGTGCCTGGGAATGGGGCAAGATCGGGTATGTTGCGACGGGCGCCGAGGGTGCGTTCAAGGCCGCCGATCCTTCCGATACGCTGATCGAGACGATCTATTCGCTGAAGGCGGCGCATCGTCAGAATGCCCATTTCGTGATGAACCGGAAGACGCAAGGGACGATCCGCAAGTTCAAGGACGATGACGGCAATTATCTGTGGCAGCCGCCGGCCGGCCTCGGCCAGTCCGCCTCGATCATGGGTTTCCCGGTGACGGAAGCCGAGGACATGCCGGATATCGGCATCGACGAGACCGCGATCGCCTTCGGTGATTTTGCCGCGGGCTATCTGGTGGTCGACCGCACCGGCGTTCGGGTTTTGCGCGATCCCTATTCGGCCAAGCCTTACGTGCTGTTCTACACCACCAAGCGTGTTGGCGGCGGGGTGCAGAATTTCGAGGCGATCAAGCTGATCAAGTTCGGCGAGGCGTAAGCGCCAAAAAGAACCGGCTTCGGTGGTTTCGCCGGAGCCGGATGACCGGCAGGTTTGCCGCTTTCCGAACCAGGAAAGGGCGAGCGATGCCAGATTGGCCCCGGCGCTTGCGTCGGGGTTTTTCGTTGCCAGAGGATTTCGGACAATGAGCTATGCCCTGATAACACCGCCCGCCGAAGAGCCGGTGAGCCTTAGCGAGGCCAAGGCGTTCATGCGCCTCGATGGCAGCGAGGAAGATGAGTTCGTGGCTGCGCTGATCGTGGCCGCACGTGAATACCTCGAAAGCGTCAGCGGGCTTGCGCTGGTGACGCAGACCTGGCGGCTTTACCGCGACACATGGCCGGCAAGCGGCATGATTTCGCTGGCGCATGGGCCGGTTCAGGCCGTCGATCAGGTGACCGCGTATGATGCCGATGGCGAGGCGACCGCAATTGCGCTCGATGGAGCGCGACTCGATGGCCGGGCGCGGCCCGCGCGGTTCTACCTGCCCGGCATGGGCGGATGGCGGGCCGGCGTCAACGGTATCGAAGTGGCGTTCACGGCGGGTTTCGGGGCGGCAGCAGCCGTGCCGGAGGCCGCCAGACAGGCGATCCTGCGGCATGTGGCGCACATGTTCGTGTTCCGGGGGGCGGTCGGACCCGACCAGCAGCCCGCCGGAGTACCCGATGGCTATGACCGGCTGATTGCGCCGCTCAAGGCATGGAGGCTTTGATGCGGACATTCGATCCGGGGGCGTTTTCGGCCCGTCTCGATCTGACGGCCCCCGCTTTTGCATCGGACGGGCAGGGCGGCGCGACGGAAAGCTGGTCCGAGGTCGCAAAGCTCTGGGCGCGGATCGAGCCGGTCTCGATTGCCTTCGATGAGCAAGCCAATGGCGAGGTCTTTCGCCTGACCCATGAGATCTGGATGCGCGCGCGGACGGATCTGGCGCCGGGGATGCGGCTGCAGCGCGGCGGGCGGATGTTCAAGATCAATGGCTGGCGCGATCCCGACGAGACGGGGCGATACCTGGTCTGCCGCTGCGAGGAGATCGAACCATGAGTTCATGTGAAAACGCGCTGCTTGCGGCAATCCATGCGGTGCTTTCCGGCGATGGCGAACTGACGGGGCTCATCGGCGCGGACGCGATCTTCGACCGGTTGCTGAAGCGGCCGCAACTGCCCGCCGTCGTATTCGGAGAGTGCGTCACCACCGATCTCTCGACGGTGGATGGAAAGCTCTTCGAGCATGCGCTGAATATCGAGATCTGGTCGGAGGCGCATGGGCGCAAGGCGTTGCAGGAGATCGAGGCGCGGGTGAAGGCATTGCTCGACGATGCGGCGCTTTCGCTCACCGGTGCGACGCTCATCAATCTTGTTCATCGCTCGACCAGGGTGAAGCGGGTGGCGCGAACCGGCTATTTCCTCGCAGAGATGCGCTTTCGCGCTGTGACCGAACCGGCGTGAGCCGCTGATTTTCAGACAGATAACGGAGAGTTCCATGACTGCCCAGAAAGGCAAGGATCTGCTTTTGAAGCTGCATAATGGCAGCGCCTATGAAACCGTCGCGGGCCTCAGGTCGCGGCGATTGTCGTTCAACGCCGAAACGGTGGACATCACCGATTCCGAAAGCGCCGGCCGCTGGCGCGAACTGCTGGCTGGCGCTGGCGTTCAGCGGGCCTCAATGACGGCTTCTGGTATCTTCAAGGATCAGGCATCCGACGAGACGGTGCGCGCGGCGTTTTTCGCTGCCGCCCTGGTGGAGGCGCAGATCGTGATCCCGGGGTTCGGCATCGTCGCCGGGCCCTTCCAGATTTCCGCACTCGAATATAACGGCCAGCACAATGGCGAGGTCCAGTTCGAGATCGCGCTGGAATCCGGCGGAGCGGTGAGCTTCGGAGCGGCGGCATGACGCGCGGCGGGCGGGCCAACCGCCACCGCGGCGAGGTGGAAGCGGTTTTCGATGGCGAGCGGCGGATATTGTGCCTGACGCTTGGGGCGCTCGCGGAGCTTGAGACCGCTTTTGCGGTGGACGGGCTCGGCGACCTTGGCAAGCGGCTTGCCTCGGGCGGGCTGAAGGCGCGCGATCTGATCGCGATCATCGGCGCCGGTTTGCGCGGCGGCGGCAATGCGATCGACGATGAGGATGTGGCCGCCATGGGCATGGAAGGCGGGGTTGCCGCTTATGCGGGCCTTGTCGGCGAGCTTCTGACTGTCACGTTTACGGGAGGGGATGCCCCCAAGAAGGCGGACCCTTCCTAGCCGCAGCGGCAGAGCCTGCCATCGCCGAACCGTTCCCCTGGCGAGCGGCGATCCATACCGGGCTCTGCACGCTGCGGCTTCCCCCTGAGGTGTTCTGGGCGTTGTCGCCGCTGGAGTTCGCGGCGATGGCGGGTGCGTTTGCGCCGGCCGAGGGCTTTCCGACGCGGGCGGCCCTTGATGACCTGATGACCCGCTTTCCCGACAGATGAGGACGTTTCATGGACATTGACGAGACGAGTATCGATGGCGCGCGAGAGAGCGCCAGCGCGCTTCACGATGTGCTGCTCGATCTGGAAACCCAGTCCGATCGGTTTGCGGGCGCGCTTACCGGGGCGTTGAAGGATGCAACGCTTGGCGGCAAGGGATTGCAGACGGTGCTGGGCGATCTGGGTCGCCGGCTGAACGATCTGGCGCTGAACGCGGCTCTGAAGCCGCTCGAAGGCGTGATCTCGAGCCAGATCGGGTCGCTGACCGAAGGTCTGGTGCAGGTCGTTGCCCATGCCAAGGGCGGCGTGCCGGGCAGGATCACGCCGTTTGCGGCCGGCGGCATCGTTTCAACGCCGACCTATTTCGGAATGAATGGCGGCCTGGGACTGATGGGCGAGGCCGGCAGCGAGGCGATCCTGCCGCTGAAGCGGGGAGCGGACGGCTCGCTCGGCGTTGCTGCAGGTAGTGGCGGCGGCGCGCGGATTGTCTTCAACGTTTCGACGCCGGATTCGGAGAGCTTCCGAAAGAGCGAGGGACAAATCTCGGCGATGCTGGCGCGGGCGGTGCGCTCCGGCCAGCGCAATATCTGAGGAGGCCGCCATGAGCGCGAGTTTTCATGAGGTGCGGTTTCCGCTGCGCCTGTCACTTTCGGTGAGCGGCGGGCCGGTGCGGCGCACCGATATCGTCAATCTTTCCAACGGCCATGAGGCGCGCAACCAGCGCTGGCGTGATTCGCGGCGCGCCTATGACGCGGGCTCGGCCGTGCGTTCGGTGGCCGATCTTTACGAACTGATGGCGTTTTTCGAGGCGCGGGGCGGCCAGCTCTGCGGGTTCCGGTTTCGCGATCCCGTCGATTTCAAATCCTGCGGACCGCTTGCCGAACCATCCGCCGGCGATCAGTGGATCGCGACCGGGGACGGCGCGACGGCGAGTTTTCAGTTGATCAAGACCTATGGCGATGGGGCGGCGTCCTGGACGAGGACGATCCAGAAGCCGGTGTCCGAGAGCTTGAAGGTCTCGGTGGATGGCGTTGCGATTTCAGGGTTTTCCGTCGATGCGGCGAGCGGTGTGGTGACGCTTTCGAGCCCGCCCGCGAATGGCGCGGCGATTTTCGCGGGTTACGAGTTCGATGTGCCTGTGCGCTTCGATATCGATCGCATCGACATCAACATGAAGGCATTCAATGCGGGCAGCGTGCCATCGGTGCCGCTGGTGGAGGTCAAGCCATGAGAGACATCGAAGCGGGCCTTCTGGGCCACCTTGCCGGAGATGCAACCACAGTGTGTTCCTGCTGGCGGGTGGTGTTGAAGGATGGCACTGTACTGGGCTTTACCGAGCACGACCACGACCTCTTCTTTGCGTCGACGGCCTTTCTGGCGGCCAGCGGTTTTTCGGCATCGAACCTCGAGGCCGAGGAGGGGCTTGCGGCCAACACCAGCGAAGTCGCGGGCGGGTTTTCCAGCACTGCGATCACCGAGGAAGCGCTTGCGGCCGGGCGGTATGACGGCGCGCGGGTGGAGGCCTATCTGGTCAACTGGCGCGAGCCGTCTCAGCATCAGCGGATGTATGTGCATGAAATCGGTGAGGTGACCCGCGAGGGCGGCGGCTTTACAGCGGAGTTGAGAGCGGTGACGCACCGGCTGTCGCAACCCCAGGGGCGCAGTTTCTCGCGCCGTTGTGATGCCGTGCTCGGAAACGGGAAATGTGGTTTCAACCTTGCGACGCCGGGTTTCGTGGCGAGCGGGACCGTTCTTGAGGTCAACAGCGACGCGCAACTGACGGTTTCGGTCAGTGGTGAATTCGCGGCGGGTTTCTTTTCGTTTGGGGTTCTTGCCTTCGAGAGCGGCGAACTCGCCGGTGTGGCAGTCGATATCGAGAACAATCAGGGTGCGGGGGCGTCGATGCGGCTGGACCTCTGGCTCCCGCTGGAGGCGACGCCGGCGGTCGGCGATCCGGTGCGGCTGACGGCGGGCTGCGACAAGTCCTTTGCCACCTGCCGAACGAAGTTCGGCAATCACCTCAATTTTCGGGGCTTCCCGCATGTGCCGGGCGCCGACTTTGCCTATTCCTATGTGAATGGCGAGAGCGAGCATGACGGCCGGGCGATCTACAAATGACGGGCCTTGGCGATGCGGCCGTAGCGGCGGCTGAAAAATGGCTGGGGACGCCCTATCGCCACCAGGCGAGCGAATGCGGGCTCGGATGCGATTGCCTGGGGCTGATACGCGGCGTGTGGCTGGAGCTCTATGGTTCCGCACCCGAGCCGGCAACCCCTTACGCCGCCGATTGGGCCGAGCGTAGCCGCGAGGAGCGGCTGCTTCATGCAGCCCTTCGCCATTGCGGACCGGCGATTGCGATGAGCGAGATGCAGCCGGGCGATATTCTGCTGTTTCGCTGGCGGGCGCAGTTCGCGGCCAAGCATGCCGGCATTCTGTGCGGTCCCGAGCATTTCATTCACGCCTACGAACAGGCGGGGGTGATCCGCTCTGCGCTTGTTCCCGCATGGCGGCGCAAGGTCGCCGGGGTTTTCCGCTTTCCCGACCGAGATTGAGGTTTCAGCATGGCAACTATCGTGTTTCAGGCGGCCGGCGCCGTGTTTGGCGGGCTGCTCGGCCCATTCGGCGCGGTCGCCGGCCGGGCGATCGGCGCTCTGGCCGGCAATGCCCTTGACGGCATGATCTTTTCCGGAGGGCAGAAGGTCCAGGGCAGCCATCTTTCAAGCGCGCGGATTGGCGGCGCGGAGGAGGGAGGGGCCATTCCCCGGGTTTATGGCACGTCGCGGATCGGCGGCGCGCTGATCTGGGCAACGCGGTTCGAAGAGGAAGTGACCGAGGAGCGCACCGGCGGCAAGGCCGCAGGCTCCACGGTGGAGAGCTTTGCCTATTTCGGAAATTTCGCCTACGGGATTTGCGAAGGGCCGGTGGCGGCAATCCGGCGCGTCTGGGCGGACGGGCGCGAACTCGATCTCGAGAATATCGAGATGCGGTTTTTCCCGGGGTCCGAAAGCCAGTTGCCCGATCCGCTGATCGAAGCCAAGCAGGGCGCGGGCAATGCGCCCGCCTATCGGGGCCTTTGCTATGTCGTGTTCGAGCGTCTGCCGCTGGACGCGTTCGGAAACCGGATACCGGTGATCCAGTTCGAGGTGCTGAAGCCGACAGGTTCGCTGGAAAGCCAGATCCGGGCGCTCGCGATTATCCCGGGCGCGACCGAGCACGGGCTTTGTCCGTTTCCCGTGACCGAGGCGCTCGGCAGCGGCCAGCAGCGGATCATGAACCGCAACACGTTGACGCGGGCGACCGACTGGGAAGCTTCGATCGACGAGTTGACGGCATTGTGTCCCAACCTGGAGCGGGTGGCGCTGGTGGTGGCATGGTTCGGATCGGATCTGCGCGCGGGAGAATGCCGGATCGAGCCGGGCGTGGAAACGCCGTTCAGGAAGGAAGAGAGTGCGCCGTGGCGGGTATCGGGCATTGCGCGGGGCGAGGCTCATATCGTTTCCAGCCATGATGGCGGTCCGGCTTATGGGGGCACGCCCAACGACGCCGGGCTGATCGCTGCGATCGCCGATCTGAAGGCGCGGGGCCTCGAGGTTTACCTCTATCCGTTCCTGATGATGGATGTGCCGGCAGGTAACGGCCTGCCTGACCCGCATGGCGGCGTCGAGCAACCGCGCTACCCCTGGCGGGGACGGATAAGCTGTCATCCCGCCCCGGGTCAACCGGGCACCACCGACCGCAGCGCCTCGGCTCGAAGCCAGGTGGAGGCGTTTCTGGGCACGGCGGAAAACCATCAGTTCAGCATTTTCGGCGGCGGGGTGAGTTTTGCGGGCGATGACAAAGGGTATCGCCGGTTCATTCTGCATTACGCACACCTTGCGGATGCGGCGGGCGGGGTGGACGGGTTCATTATCGGCTCTGAAATGAAGGGGCTGACATCTGTGCGGGACACAGGCGATGCCTTTCCGTTCGTCGAAGGCCTGATCACGCTGGCGGCCGATGTGCGAGCCGTCCTGGGGCTTGGGGCGAGGGTGACCTATGCCGCCGACTGGAGCGAGTATTTCGGCTACCATCCCGCCGATGGCAGCGGCGATGTCTATTTCAACCTCGACCCGCTCTGGGCGAACCATAATATCGCGGCGATCAGTATCGACAATTACATGCCGATCTCGGACTGGCGCGACAGCGATCTGGCCGCGGTAAACCCGGATGGCTTCAAGGTCGCGAATGATACAGACGGCTTCCGGGGGCAGATTGCCGCCGGCGAGGGATATGACTGGTATTATGCAAGCGATGCCGATCGGGCGGCGCGCATTCGCACGCCGATCACCGACGGCTTGGCAGGCAAGCCCTGGGTCTATCGCTACAAGGATATCCAGAACTGGTGGACGAACCCGCACTATAATCGTGTCGGCGGCGTGGAATTGGCGACGTCGACAGCCTGGATACCGATGTCGAAACCGGTGTGGTTTTCCGAACTCGGTTGCGCCGCCGTCGACAAGGGCGCCGGTCAGCCGAATGTGTTTGCCGATCCGAAATCGGCCGAATCGGCGTTTCCGTATTTTTCAAGCGGGCAACGGTCAGATGCCGAGCAACGCCGGTTTCTGGAAACGCAGCTTTCCCGGTTCGAGACGACGGAGACGCCCGTCGACTACGGGCACATTTTTCTTTGGTGCTGGGACATCAGGCCCTATCCCGCCTTCCCGCAGAATGCCGATCTGTGGAGCGACGGCGGCAACTGGACCACCGGTCACTGGCTGAACGGTCGGCTGGGGGCAACGACGCTTGCCGATACGGTGCGCGCTCTTTTGGCGGATCACGGCTTCTACGATTGCGATGTGCGGCTTCTGAACGGCGACCTCACGGGTTATCAGCAGGCCGATATCGACAGTGCCCGCAATTTGCTCGAGCCGCTGCTTTCGCTGTATTCGGCCGATACGATCGAACGCGACGGCGTGCTGCAGTTCCGCTCCCGATTGAGGGCGAGCCTGCCGCCCGCGACAATCGACGTGACGGCGGAACGTGACGAGGCCGGGCGTTTCAGGGAAACACGCAGCCATGAGAGCGATCTCGCCGGCGAGGCGGTGGTTTCCTATTTCGACCCTTTCACCGATTACGAACAGGCCAACGTTCGTTCCAGCCGCGTTGTGGCGGCCAATGATCGGGTGTTGCGCTATGCGTTGCCGACGGTTCTGCCGGAAACGACGGCGCTGGCACTGGCGGGAGACATGCTGCGGGAGAGCCGGGTTTCGGTGCGCACGCTCTCGATTGATCTGTCGCCGCAGGCGCGGGGCCTTGAAGTGGGCGATGTCGTGCGCATCGATGACGGGCCGGCGGGGCGGTTCATGGTCACGCGCCTCGAGCTTGGCGAGACCTTGCAGGTTGAGGCGCGTTCGTTTGCGCCGCTTGTGGGTGCGGCGCTGCGGCCGGTGGATCGGGGACGGGTTCAGGAGGACGCGTCCAGCGGATTTGCGCCGCGGGTTGTCTTTCTGGACCTTGCCCGCGACGGGGGCGGATCAGCGGAAAACTTCGCCCGTATCGCCGTGTTTGCCAGGCCATGGCGTCGCATCTTCGTTTCCTCGTCTGCCACGAATGAAGGATATGCCGCGAATGCCGTGGTGGAACGGCCGGCGGGCACTGCGCGTCTTGCCGAGGCGCTGACGCCTGGAGCCAGCGGTCGTTTTGATTTCTCTTCCGATCTGGTCATCGACCTCGACTTCGGCGGTCTTTCCTCGGCTTCCAGATATTCAGTCTTGAGCGGGAGCAACCGGATAGTGGTCCGCGCCGAAAACGGTGTTTTCGAGATCATCGGATTTCTCAATGCCACAGAGATTTCGGCAGGACGCTGGCGGCTCAACGGCCTGCTGCGGGGGCTTAACGGGACTGAAGATGCCATGATGGCGGGAGCTTCGGCTGGTAGCGATGCGGTTGTCCTGAGCGATGCCGTGATCCCGGTTGGTTTGAGCGCACGCGATGTCGGCCTTGCACGAAATTACATGATCGAGGCTGCCTACGGGCAACAGGACCCGAAAGCGCCCTACGCTTTCGCGGGCGGTCTGCGCGCCGAGACGCCGCTGGCGCCGGTTCATCTGCGGTCGCGCCGGCTGGCCTCCGGGGACATCCTTTTCAACTGGATCAGACGTTCGCGGATCGACCAGGATGACTGGGCGGCGGCCGAGATATCGCTGGACGAGGATGTCGAGCGCTACCGGTTTGAATTGTATGACGGCGCGACATTGGTGCGACGCTCCGAGGTGGGCGTGCCGGAATTTGTGTATTCGGCCAGCGATCAGGAGGACGACTTCGGGTCATTGGCGGGCTCGGTGACAATCAGGCTCTGCCAACTTGGTCGCAAGGTGCCCCTCGGTATCCCGCTCACAGCAGAAATCCATGTTCCCTCCTGACAGAAAGGATAATATTATGGATGTGAAGAAATGGTATCTCTCCAAGACCGTGTGGGGGGCGCTTCTGGCGGTCGCCGCGCCGCTGCTACAACTCGGCGGAATCTATGTCGATGAAGGCACGCAGGGTGAACTTGCGGCTTCGATTACCACGATCGCGGGCGCTACAGGCGGGTTACTCGCGCTGTTCGGCCGGATTTCTGCGAAGTCGTCGTTGACCCGCTAGGACGAATCTTTCCTGATCACGCATGGTTGGCCGGGGCCTGAGGTTCCGGCTGACGCGTTCATCTGCAACTTTGCTAAAATTCAGATTGCAAGTGTTCTGACGGGGCTATTCATTTGCAGTTCAGCCACATATCTTTATGAGGAGTTTCAGATGGAATGCAGGATTGCGAAGAAGGCGTTTCGATGTCGTTGAAACCCATATATATTCTGGTATTGACCGGCCTGTTGCTGGGTGCGAACGGTGAAGCGGCCGACGCGGCCAGCTGCGCTGCTGCGGCGCGCCAGGTCCAATCCAGCACGGGCGGCGATCTGCTTTCCGCTCTGCCTGCGCCGGACGATCCGAATATGTGTATGGTAACGGTTATCGTACCGGCAAGCGACGGCAACCCTCCCCGCAAGATTACCCGCCGCGTACCGGCTAGCTGA